AAAACAGTTAAAGAACTTCGCTTCTGAATTACAGAAAATCGGAACAGTGGGAGACGAGCAGCTTTTGCCGCTTATGGCGCAGCTTGCCGCCGCCGGAAGAACTCAAGCGGAAATCCAGGACATAATGAGCGCGGCTCTTGACGTTAGCGCAAGCGGCGCAATGTCTATGGAAAGCGCGGTAAAAAATCTGAACAAGACATTTTCAGGGCTTTCCGGCGAGCTTGGCGAATCTATTCCGCAGATTAAAAACCTTACAAAAGAGCAGCTTCAAAACGGCGAGGCTGTAAAAGTTATCGCAAAGCAGTATGAAGGAATGGCGGCGCAGACCGCGAAGGCGACAGGCAGCGGAATACAACTTTCAAACGCAATCGGCGACTTAAAAGAACAGCTTGGCATGGGATTTACCGCGATAATCGCCCCGGTGCAAAGAATGTTCACAAATCTTATTGTAA